AAACGCGAACTCAACCAATCTGAATTGGCTAGATTGCTTGGAGTGAGCCGCCAAAGCGTTAGCTATTGGATGAGGGGAGAAACTCTCCCAACTAGGAGCATGAGAAAAACAATTTCTCAAACATTGAAAATGAGCCCAGACGATGTTGTTGAAATAATAGAAATTGGAGTTAAATAAATGGGTCGGCGTCCTGTTAAACCATTACAGTTGGAAGCAAAGCCATTATCAGATTCAGAGGTCAAAAATCCACCCAAAGAGCTATCTAAGGCTGCTGGAGACATTTGGAGCAACATAGCGCCAATGTTGGTTGAAGATGGTCGGCTGTCTATGCGCACACGTGATGCTTTTGTGCGCTATTGTAAGTTAGCTGCACTATTTGACTCCTGTTATGATTTCGTCAGCAAGCTGAAGTCTCCAATTGTAGAATCTGATTTAGGTGTGCCAAAACTCAACCCATCTATACAGGCCCTAAAATGCTATGAAACTATGGTGACCAGTTTAGCAGATCGATTTTTGATGACCCCAAAATCATTAACTTTGGCGGGATTATCGGCAATTACCAAAAAAGAAAGTGTATTTTCTCGGTTTGATAAAAAAACATGACAGATATTGATTACAATCAACATACTTGGTTGCCAGAATTTATTCCTCCTTGGGAATGCAAGATTCCTGAGTTGCCATTCGACGGCGTTAGAGCCGATTACAAAAATGGGCTATGGGCTTATGCTGTTGGATACCCAGCCAATATACATCCAAAATTCGGAGAAGGCGGGAAGGTATTTAAAAAAAGATCACCTGCTTTAACCCCCAGGTTGATCAAGGCAGTTAGCGATGTTTAAGCTGTATTACATGGCTGTAGATTTAATATTAATAGGGGGCTTAGAACACTATCTTTTTTGCGAGAGCTGGTTATGTCAGATAGTGAATGGGAGGGTAAGCGGATGAATCCCATGGATTGGCAAATCTATGATATGATTATGCCAATTTATTCTTGGGAAGCGGCCGATGGGTTGCGGAGATATACCAAGGTAGGCCTCTGGTTGCCCAAAAAAAATGGGAAAACCGGCATGGCCGCTGGGGCCGGTTTATATCATTTGCGTGCCGATAACATAGGATCTCCTTATGTTTGGATAGCTGCAACAGATAGGCATCAATGCGGCTTAATGTACAATGAAGCCCGTAATATGGTTAATAATACACCAGATTTGTGTGATGATCTTCATCCTATGGGAGGGGATATTGCGGGCATCAAAAAAATAATTTATAAGGCCCGAAACGGACAGCTTGAGGCATTATCTCAAGACGACAAATCCAAAGAGGGTATCAAGGGAACTGCTGGATTTTTCGATGAGCTGCATGTCTTGAAAAAAAAGACATATTCGGCGCTTTCTGGAAGTGGTGGAGCAACAATAGAACCATTATTTTGGACATTGTCCACGGCGGGCATCTACGATCCTAAGTCAATAGGATGGCAGCAATGGGATTATGGCATGAAAATACAAAACGGGACAATTATCAACGATTCGTTTTGCGCTCTAATGTATAGGGCAACTCCAGATCCAGAAAATCCAGCATGGTGGAAAAAGCCCAATGCGGCAAAACGGGCCAATCCTGGTATGGGGATTGTCCTCAAAAAACGATATATCGAGGAGCGTGTAGCCACGGCAAGTACCGATCCAGGGGAATTAAATGATGTTTTGAGATATAATTTTAATATTTGGGTACATCAGCGTAATGCGATGATATCTATGCAGCACTGGGGGGCCTGTGTGACACCATTGTCATACAGTGAGTATAGGAGCAGCCTATTAGGCCGAAAATGTTTTGGAGGGCTAGATCTTTCGCTTAGCGACGATTTAACGGCCTTTGCTCTTTGGTTTCCCCCATTGGCGTCGGATGAGCCCCATAAAATCTTAATTGATTTCTTTTTACCCAAATCGAGGGTAGAATTATTAAATCAAGAGGCGGGAGGCGCGTATTTAGACTGGGCTGATGCTGGATTAATACATCTTACTGAAAGTGGTAGTACAGTTGATTATTCTTATGTGCGAGGTGTAATAGCTAAGAGGTACAGCGAATTTAAAATTTTAGCGATGGGCTTTGATAAATACAACGCCACCGAAACTAGCCAAATGCTAATGACAGATTACGGGAGTGAGTGGTGCATCGAGGTCCCGCAAAACATGCTTTACATGGGCCCAGCCACAAGGTTTGTTAAGGAACTAATACAAAATCATAAAATACAACATCCAAATAACCAAATATTGAATTATCATGTGTCTAACGCGCAAGCTATATATAATAGTACGGGACTATACATGATAACCAAATCGGATAAACAGTTAAGGTTAAAGGTTGATGGGTTTGTAGCCGTGATTATAGCTGGAAGTAGAGCGCTTGTTATGCCGGAAGAAAAAGTCAGCATTTACAAAAATCGCGGAATAAGGAGGTTGTAATATTATTTGACTTAATTATTGGTGTATTATATAATATAGTGCGACAGGAGGCTAATATGAAAAATATAACATTATTAACTGCTATTTTGGCAGCAACATCAAATAAAATCTCTTATTCGTACAAACAAGCTATTGAAATTTTACAGAAGTGCGGGGAAGATCCAGAGGCTTCAATTTTTGGAGTGATATTTAATCGCCAGCCAATTGTGCCCAAAATAAAAATCGCGACAACGTCTACAAAAGAAGAAAGATAACCCATAAAAAATGTCGCTGAAAACCCCGTTAAACACAATAAAACGATCTCCACGGAAAAAACATCTCAGATCGGGCTCTTCGGATCTTGATGATTTTAGGGAATTTTTTTCTGGTGGGGGACGCGATCGAGAGATTGTCACACCTACCATTGCTATGGGAATAGTTGCCTATTTTTCTGCCATTCGCAACCTCTCACAAGATATAGCCGCCATGGCAGGCGGTGTGTACGAGTCAACTAATACTGGCAGAAAAGAAATAAGAGATCATCCCGTCAACGATATTTTCAATCTTAGGGCAAATACACGAGATGATTCTACATCCTATTGCAATAGGGAGGCATTACAGGCCCATGCATTAGGATATCATGGGGGATTTGCAGAGATTGAGAGGACAGCCGGTGGGCAACCTATTGGTCTTTTTTTGCTAGATCCCACTAGCGTCACTGTTGCCAAAAACAAAATAGATGGGAGTACTATTTATATAGTTGGCCCAAATAAAATAGTATTCCAACCATCTGATATTTTTCATATTCATGGGCTTGGATATGATGGATTAACTGGGTATATCTTAAGCTCTTTGTTCAAAACTGCGCTTGGTGCTGCAATTTCAACTCAAAAACATCGTGCTTCATTTTTTAAAAACGCGGCGACGATGACGGGTGTGTTACAGGTCCCCGGCAGCCTCGAAGAATCGGCGTTTGCCCATCTCAGGGAATCGTTTAACGCGCGGCACAGTGGCGACGAAAACGCCTATCGTCCCTTGATTCTCGAGGAGGGTATGGTGTGGAATTCTATTAGCCCCGATCCTCAAAAATCCCAATTAGTAGAGTCGGCTTATTTGGACGTGGAAAATTGCGCACGCATGTTTAGGATGCCGCCACACAAGCTGCAACATACAAATCATGGTGGTGCGGCATATGCGAGTGTGTATGAGGCAAATATAGATTACGGGACAGATACATTAACGCCATGGATAGTACAGTGGGAACAGGAGATAAATAATAAATTGCTTAGGGCAAAATCCGGCAAATCTAAATTATATTTTAGGTTTAATATGGATTCTCGACTGCGCGCGGATCCCGAAAAAAGGGCAATGGCGATGAATACTCGCTTTAACATGGCCCAATTAACACCCAACGAAGGGCGTGCTCTAGAAGAGTTAAATCCAAGCCAAGATCCAGCAGCCGATATGTTATATGTTAACTCCGCTACTATACCACTATCACTACTAGTTTACAAAATAAAAGCAGAGTTTCTTGAAAAAACAACACAAATAGATATAAATCCAAGCAGGGGAAAGGGCAATACGGGAAATTCCGCATATAAAAAAGCTTTTGAATCGGTAAGCGTCTTGTTTAGAGATTTTTTTAAATTTCAATTGAGGATAGAACACGATCGGGCGATCAGAGCACTCAAATCAAATACTTTAAATTTCTGGAGCACAATGTTTTATTCTGATGCGAGGGGTGAAATCCATAACAGGATAAAGCCTATATTAGATATTTGTTTATTGGTGTTAAATATTTCGGATAGTAATAGATCTATATTGGAGTCCTATGTTGTTGATATGCACATTAAGAGATCTATTGCCGATATTAATAGATGTGTAGATAAGTCGTTGTTGGAATATTGGTTAACATCAAGATTTGACCAGCAAACTGAAGAAGTAATGCAATATATATCTACTTTGGTGGAGGATTAATCATGTCTACAATTTGGCATCATGCCAATTCAAATCCGGATATAGAAATTAGAGAATTGAAAGAGGGAAAATTTACAATTGCTGGTTATGCTGTAATTTTTAATTCATTGTCTGAGGATTTAGGTGGATTTAAAGAAATAATCAAACCTGGCGCATTCGATCGCACGTTAAAAGAAATAGAAAATGGTCGAGAACCAGACGTTTCCGCGCGTGTGCAACATTTGGGCGGATTAACAACCATTGGCCGGATAAGCAATGGAACTTTGCGGCTCAGTGTTGACAAAAAAGGACTAAGATATGAGGTGGATACGCCCAACACTAGTGCGGGTAGAGATATAGTGACTCTAGTTAAGGGGCAATATATAAACAAATCATCGTTTGCCTTTTCGGTTGCTCCTGGTGGAGAAGAATGGGATGACACGGTTTATCCTTATGTGAGAACTTTAACAGATCTTGATCTGTACGATGTTGCGCCAGTTGATGGCCCGGCATACGAAGCTACTACAGTTAACATGCGTGCCACCCCAGAAATGTTAGATGAGGTAGTAAAAAAATCCAAGGAATACAAAAGAGAATCAATGACAGAGCCTACAATTAAAAATGCAATACAAATATTACAGGACGAAATAAGCCAAGAACTTAAAAAATATCGCGTTTAATATATAATATGGGCTTTACAAAAAGCTATATATAATATAATATTAGTGCAAACATGGCTATAGTATTGTGGCAATGCTATAGCCATATCAAAATAACACCTGTGATAGGTGTATAGTACTAAAAAATATCTTTTCAATATATACTCGTGCATTATATATATAATGTGCATAAGGAGAAAAAATGAAAACAATAACGACGGTTAATACGATAGCGGAACAGATCCAGGAATGTAAAGAGGCTAGAGCGCACCGGCTTCTTAGCGCTCAAGATATAGTGGATCTTTGCACTAGGGAAAATCGTACATTTACGGGCGAAGAAGTCGAAAGAATTGAATTGCTTCGGAATGAGGCAAAAGAATTTGAGGGCGAGATGGCAAAGTTGGCAAAACATGACGATCTTGTGCGTAATGTGCAGGCGGATTGTGAACAGCTTGCAAAGCCGATATCTGCCAGGAGCGGAGGAGTTCCGATAACTAGTGTACCACAATCGTATGAGTCTAGGATAGAGTTCACCCGCCCATATCAAGTCGCTTCATTGAGGGCCTTCACCGGCGGAACTCGCCAGGAAAATGAAGAGCGTGCATACAGATCGGGCAAATGGCTTCAAGCTGCACTATTTAACCAGCCAGTTGCACGGCGCTGGTGCGCCGAACATGGTGTTGAATTGCGTTCCAACAACGAGGGCATTAATAGCGATGGGGGCGCGCTTGTACCTCCTGAATTTGCGAGCGCAATTATTGATAATCGCGAATTATATGGTGTTTTTCGGCGATATGCCAAAATCATGCCTATGGGGCGAGACACATTATCGGCGCCATATAGAACTAGTGGACTTACAGCACATGTGACTGGTGAGGGCGTCGCAGCAACAGAATCTCAGCTTGGCTGGAAGGGCGTACAGCTTACGGCTAGAAAAATAGCTGTACTAACATTGTTAAGCTCTGAGCTCGATGAGGATGCTATAATTAATCTTGTCGATACTATAGCGGAAGAAGGTGCTCAGGCTTTAGCGCTTTTGGAAGATACCATGGGATTTGTGGGTGATGGTTCCGCGGATCATGCGGGCGTAACGGGGATTGTCAATAAAATTGAAGGGCTTGGCTCATCTTATAAATCATGGGTTGACGTTGCTACCGCAACGCACGATTTGTTCACTGAAGTCGATGCTGCCGATCTCTCCGGTCTTATGGGTCGCTTGCCGGAATACGCCGAGCCTGGGGCAAAGTTTTATTGTTCTCGCGTTGCGAAGGCAAGCATTTTTGATAGGCTTATGGGTGCAGCTAGCGGTAATAATCAAACAGATATGAGTGGGAAGATCATACCCGCATATCTGGGGTATCCTATTGTAACATCACAGGTAATGAATAAAACAACTACCGCCAATAACGACAAAGCTATGCTGTTATTTGGGGATCTGTCGAAAGCTGCAATGCTAGGAGATCGCCGGGGAATTAGGCTTGCTAGATCGACGGAGCGCTATTTTGAGCTAGATAGCATTGGGCTGATGATCACAGAGCGTGTAGACGTTGCCGTTCATAGCCCAGGAACAACTTCTGAGGCGGGACCAATGGTAGCATTAATAGGTTCAACCTCGTGATTTTTAATATTTAACCACCAAGGAGATAATAAAATGATAGCTGCACAAGATATCTGTACTAAGATCCTAATTTTGCCGCAAGAAGTCGGAATTACTGAAGTTAATGGGACTGTCGATACGCGAGGATATGATTATGCTCAAATTTTGTTGATTGAGGATACGGCGGCAGCCAGCTCGGTGTTAACACAATTTACCCTCGCCGAGGGTGACGCGAGCAATAGCTTTACCGATATTGAGGATTTTACGCTTGGGGATTCAACGCATTGTGAGGCAATTGTGGCGCCAAATATGTCTACTGGTGATATAGTTCGCTATGACGTCGATCTAAGAAAGCGTAAGCGTTATCTGCAAATAGGGGTAGCTTCCACAACGGCGCGTTTATTAACATGTATTGCTATTTTGAGCAGGGCCGAGGTGTCGCCAGTTTCCGATGCAGAAAGAGGTGCTACTCAAGTAGTACAGGGATAATATTAGCTTTACTGTGTTGCAGGGCTATGATATCATAGCCCTGCAACACAGCATAATAAAAGGGAGCGTTATGAAACAAAAAAAACAACCAAATCTATTTCCGCTAAGGTTAAATCTTGGGGGCGGAGATTTGAAAATTGAGGGGTATAAAACTGTTGATTCTAGATCTGGCAATATAGCATTTCCGCTAGATTATCAAGATAATAGCGTAGATGCTATTCGCGCGTCGCACATTTTGGAACATTTTCCGCATGGTATGATTGGCAATGTACTTGCGGACTGGGTGCGAGTTTTAAAGCCCGGATCTCCCATACGGATAGCAGTACCAGATTTTGAGTGGATTTCTACAAACTATTTGAGTGGTACACCTATTAATACCCAGGGACTAGTACACGGCTCACAAGATTACCCTGAAAATACCCATTTTGCCTCATTTGATTTTGAGACGCTGAGAGAGGCGATGGTTAACGCAGGATTAACGCGTATCACTAGATGGGTATCAGAAATAGCAGACTGTTCAGCACAGCCATACTCTCTTAATCTGATGGGGTACAAGCCAATAGCCGAAGACTATACGCCTAGGGGAATTTTTGCTATTGGATCAGATGCTAGATTTGGCCCAAGTTTACACCACAAATGTGTAGATTTGGCAATATCCGGTTTGAGAATACCAGTGGATAAAATTGTAGGCTGTTTTTGGCATCAAAATATATCCAATAAAATAGAAGAGCATATACACAACAAAGATATAGAATTTATTTTAACACTTGACTACGACACTATTTTTTGTGCAGATGATGTGAAGGAAATGTATCGGCTCATGCGTGCCTATCCCGAGGCAGATGCTATAGTGCCGGTGCAAATGAAACGCACAAACGATTGCGCATTATTCAATATTTTGGATAAAAAAGGTAATCCAAAACCAAATGCATATAAATGTGACTTTGATCACAATCTAGTACAGATAGGTACTGGACATTTTGGATTGACATTGTTTCGGGCTGAAAAAATAAGGAAATTGCCTAAACCGTGGATGTGCCCGAAACCAAACAATGATGGAGATTGGGGGAAGGGACATATTGATGCAGATATCGATTTTTGGCTCAATTGGAGAAAATCGGGGTTTACTGCTTTTTTGGCCCCTAGGATTGTTATTGGACACATGGAGGAATTAATAGTTTGGCCCGGCGAAGATATAAAGCCAATCTACCAAAATGTAGCGGATTATTATGATAGCGGTAAACCCGCTGGAGCTGTAATAGTATGAATGAATATATAGTTGTGTTAGCATTTGCGTTTTATAGTGTTGGGGACAGGCTAAAATTATCTGGGCTTTTGGCGGATGATTTGTTGCGCAAAGGATATATTACCGTGGCGCCTATTAAAAATGAAGATAGCGGGGCACACCTAAATAATATAGTAAAAATAAAACCTTTGCGTGGGCGCCCCAAGAAAGATAGGGCTATATAATGGGATTGAGCAAAACGACACCTCCCGCGATAGAGCCAATAACGCTGACTGAGGCTAAGGCTCATTTGCGTATTGTGGATTCATTAGACGATGTATATATAACCACTCTAATATCTGTTGCGCGTGAATGGTGTGAACGCTATACTAATAGACAATTTATAACCGCAACATACACCTACACTTTACCCTATTTTAGGGGATGTAAAATAGTTTTGCCTCGGCCTAATTTGTTGGGCGTAACGAGCATTAAATATTATGATACAGAAAATATTTTGCAAACTTTAAGCGCTTCCGATTATACGGTTATCACAAATTCTTTGCCGGGAATGGTGGAATTAAATTACACCTCATCGTGGCCATCAACATATATTAGGGCAGAAGCTGTATCAGTTATATATACAAGTGGTTATGGCGTTACAGCCGCTTCGGTTCCAACGGCGATCAAACAAGCCATATTAATAATGATTGCAAGTCTTTATGAAAACAGAGAATCTATCCCAAAGCTGGCAATAGAATCGTTATTACAGGCCGAAAAAGTTCCGGAGTTTTATTGATGCATAGTGGGGCATTGAGACATAGTATAACAATACAGAGAGCTATTGAGACGCAGGATAATACCGGGCAAATAACACAATCATGGGTCACCCTTGTCACTGTATTTGCTTCTATTTTGCCAGTTGGCGGAATTGAATCCAAAAAATATTTTAGAATTATTGGAGAAGAAACACATAATGTAATAATAAGGTATTATGCTGGATTAACTACAAAAGACAGAATATTATATGGGGCAAGAGTGTTGAATATATTGTCTATAGACAACATAGATGAGCGCAATGTACAAATGAATATAAAATGCAAAGAGACGTTGATATGAGCTCTGTAAAAACAACATTAACTGGATTTGATTTTTTAGAAGCATTCAAATCTGAGTTGACATCTAGCGCTTATAAATCAGCTTTGCGGAAAGCCGTAAAATCAGGCGCATCAATTATTCAAAGCGCTTTTGAACGGACAACACCCGTTAAAACTGGAGGGATGAAGAATTCCATCAATACTAGAATGCGTGTTTATTCTAGATCTTTAACTGTAGTATCAATAACAGGTGTGGATAGTAAATATAAAGAATGGAAATACCAACCATCTAAGATTGTAGGCCTGGTGGAAAAAGGGCATAAGCTCGTAAAAGGCGGAAGCTTATCCAGGACGGTTAAGGGCAAAAATGGGAAAGAATACCATTATGCCCAATCGGGTTCGCCTCGTGTTATAGGTTTTGTAAAAGGTGTTTTTTTTGTGCGGGATATCCATAAATCTCTGAGCCGAGTAGTGTTAGATATGATTCGCCAAAATGCGATCAAAAATTGCATCAATGCCTTTAAAAGGGCTGCTAGGCGAGCCGAAAAAAACAAAAAGGTTGTTAAATGAGCACATTGCCTATAGACAAAACTGTATATTATTTATGTACTAATGATATTACAGTTGCATCCATTATAGCCAAGAGGATGTATCCTGGTGTAGCGCCGCAAACTATAAATCCGGAAACACATCAATATCTGTCATACACATTTAGCGGGGTGAAATACATACATACTTTGCTAGGTAGAGATACCGATTGCTCTAGGGATTTGATCATATCGGGAATTTGCAACTCAGAAATCAACAGAATGGCTTTAACAAAAGCTATAGTTGATGTTTTAGATCCCATTGGTGGCCCTTGGCCAAAAACGGTAACCGTTGAAGGGGAAAGCATAATTTTACAGGGCTGTTTTTTGGAGGAGGGGGGCGAAGATTTTGAGGAGCCGGGTCTGTGGGAAGAGGGAAGTGACACATTTGTATACCCATTTAAGCAAACATATAAAATATCTTATTCCATTTAACATCTAAAATATAATAGGAGGTGTACTATGCCAGTAGCGACAGGATCTACATTAACTTTCAGTGGCTTGACGGCGTCGATTATGAAAATTTCATGGGGCGGATTTGCGATTGACGTGTATGATGATTCGGTGTTATCTACTGTAGCCTGGAAAGTAAAAGAGGCTGGTGCTTTAGCGGAGGCAAAGCCGTTAACCGTTACGGTTAAATACAAAACTGGATTGATTATGCCTGCGCCGAGAACAAAAGCTACATTGACTTTGACGCCGTCATCTAGCGCGCCGGCAATCAGCGCCTCGGCCATTTTTTCTGGCTTGAGCGATTTGTCCGCAGAAACTGAAACTGATATGACGGCTACTTTGACGTTTGAACTTACAGGCGCTGTAACAATCGCTGGCTCTACAATGACGCCCGTAGTCGGCGCATTAAACGTATAACCAACAAGGATATATAACTATGTTAGATAAAATAACACATAATGTTAACGTCGGATCGTTATCTGCGGCTAGTACAGTTGTGAGAACAGCATCGGCCAATGTTAGCGTAGTCGAAACGCTTGCAGCCGCAAAATCCGGAACATTAACTAGGAGTGATGCCGATACGGCCGTGATAACATCTAATGCTCATGGGTTAACCGACAGCAAAACAATTTGCGTGTTTTGGGGCGCGATCGGGGGCGTTGCGGGTGGACACAAGCATAACTGTGCTGTAACAGCATACGACACCAATACTATTACAGTCGATACGGGCACTGGCGATGATTTTCCGGCAGGTGCGGCGACGGTTGTCACCTTTGCGCAAGAAGAGCCCATAGCCGTGTCTATTGATGGCGATGCAATGAAAGCTTTTGTGGTGCTATGCGATCAGCGAGCAAATTGCAATTTTGCTGTAGCCGCCGGAACGACGGTTAAAAACATCATAGTGGGAAAAGACGAGGCCTTTTTGTGGATGTCGGGCACCGACGATTTGGGTAACACGGTTACGGCCCATGCAAATCCGCTCACGGGCGATCCCGTTACGCAATGCATAGTAGCCAACTCTAGTACAACAGCAGCCACATTGTATATATCGC